TGGCAAGAGTATAAAAGAAATAATTTTGTAGTTTCTGATATTTATAATAGAAAGATTGGTAAAAATATTAGGTTTACTAATAAAAGTAAATTGTTTAATTATTGTATTCAATTATTAGAAACTGAAAACAATATGAAAGTATTAGATGATTTACTTCCAATATTAGAAAACAAAAAAACAAAAATTGTGTTGTATAGTTATGATTCATTTTTGTTTGATTTTCACAAAGAAGACGGAATAGATTTTATAAAAGAAATCAAACAAACTATTGAACAGAACAAAACTTATCCGGTAAAAGTTGCTTGGGGTAAGAATTATCACAAGATACAAGACATAACAGAGAAGTTTAATGATTAAATTAATGGAAATGGTTAAATATCGTCATATTCGTCCTTTTACAAAGGTTGAAATGAATCGTATTACAGATGAATATTTAAACAATAATAAATTTAAAGAAGTTATGCCTAACTTTGCAAAAGACAAAGATGATGTGTTGACAAAACTACAAGACATTAATAAATTAGAATATCTTTCAGAAAAAGAATTAGTAAGGTTAAACAATTCTAAAATACCTTCAATTAAAAAAAGTGCTAAAGATGTTTCTGAATTAATCGGACAAGAAAGATTTAATTATAAAGAAATTTATGACGGAATAAAATCTATTCCACCAAAAAAGTTTACACCACCGGTTGTAGTTGAAGATAAAAAAGGTAGATTGTTTGTATTGGACGGAGATGACAAATTAACTATCTTTGTTGCACTGGGAAGTAATCTACCGGTTAAAAAAGTAAATTATAGTGGTGAATTTAATAAAGAAAATCTAGGTTATTATAACAAAGCTCATATGAACGATTTAAGTTCTTTCGCAGGTTCAATAGGACAAGGATACTAATGATTAAAAAAATACTAACAGAATGGTCTTTTCGTTTAGATGACGGAATAATCAATTTAAACAATCCAAAACATATCATTATATTGAGTGAAGTTTTAAAAGATATGAAACTACCAACAAAAGTTGTAATGGAAGTTATAAGTAATATTACAGAAGCAAAATTTGATAAAAAAGCAGTTATTTCATATACAGATAAAAAACAAGGTGATAAACTATTTAAAAAAATAGACAAATTTACAAATGACTTTGTTAAAAAATTAAATCGTAGTTCTTTAAATCCAGTAGCTTCAATTAAAAAAACAAACGCAGTAAATTTAAAAAAGGGTGGTAAAAATCCAAGAGTTGATGTGACTATATTTTTGAAAGAAATTGGTAATGGTGGTAGAGGTATGGTTTTTGATGAAGTTGCTAACTTTAAAGGGGACTTAAAAACAAAATTTAATAATTCAAATAAATTTTCTTCTGCTGGACACATTGAAAAAGATATTGATGGAATATTAGTAAGAATAGAATTTAAAGGTGGTAAGAAATCGGGTGGAGCTGGAGCAATGGATACCGATACCAAAGAGGGAATGGTAGGAGCATTTTTTCAATCATCTATAAAAAAACCGGTTGATAAATCAAATATATCAGAGGTAGTTAATCAATTACTTGACACAATATCTAGTATGAAAGGTGAGAAGGGTTCGGTAAAAACAAAACTTACAGATTATTTAAAAGGTTTACCAGTTGATGATGCTAAAGCAAATGTATTAAATCCGTTAAATGATGCATTATCTTCAGCACTTACAATTAAAAGTAAGTATTCAAATTGGAAATGGGAAAGAGATAAAACATTTGACAAAATAAGAACTGCTGGTAGTAAAATATGTCGTATGAAAGCTGATAAATGGAATCCTGGTGATGCTTACTTAATGAACGGAAATAAATCAGCTCAAGCTATATCCGAAGCTAATTCTATGAACACAACTTCAATTAACCAAAAAATAGGGCCTATAAACAATTTATTTGTTTCTGATTGGGGTGGGACAGATGGAAGTATAGCTTCAGTTTCATTAAAACAAGCAAAAGCACAAGCCGGTAAAGGTAAAAACTATTTGAAAAAATTTGATGGTTCAGCAAGTGATTTTGACTACAATTTAACTAGTTCAGAACAAAAATTAAAAACAGAAGAACCAGAAGTTTTATTAGGAGCTTTAATCCCACAGATAGAAGATTGGAGAAAAAACATAAGTTCAAAACTTTCTTCTGGTAAGATAAAATATAATTACTCACCAGCCAATACTAATGAACTAATGGACAGAAAGAAAGCAAACTTCGTGTATCAAAAATATGCTTCTTTAAAAATGTTTGCTTTTATGGCAGATAAACTTAAAAATGATGAGGGTGTTTTTGTAGATGCAGCGGCTTATAGTTTAAGTTTAACCGGATATAATCCAACATTCTTCAAAGTCAAAGGTGATAAAAGTGGTAAACCCACATCAGTAGAAAAATATGAATCTGGTGGTGGTATAGAAATAGTTGGTAATAAAATAGATATTACAGATACAAATACAAATGCAGCTATCACATTTTCTTTCAAAGTAAAGAATAATGATTTGGGTAATGGTGATTTAAAGATGAACATTAGATTTAACGGAACAACACAAGCAACATTAGAAATGTTGAGTGCGAAATGGAGTTAAAATGAAAACTCAATTATTATGCACTTTCACAACACACAGCAAGTTAAATCTTGTTGTTGATTCCATTATAGATTCTTATACTATTTTATTTGATAAAATTTATGTATTTCAAAACGAAGACGATGCAGGACAATTAATTTGCACTTACAATATAGAAATGGTTGAAGATTATTATGACGGAGATGAAGCCATATCCGGAACTATCTCTTTACATAGAAAAAAACAATCCAACACATTATACACGATTAATGCATTAAACGAAACAATTAGAAGTTTAAACAACGGAGTATTGGATAAGTCATTTCCAATCCCGTGGGAAAACTATCAAAACAATTTACTATTGACAAATGAAGAAGGGTTGAATATTATCCCTACAAAAATATTCAAAATAATAAATGTTAAAGATTGGTAAAAAAGCTTGGTATTTTCCAAAACTTCTTTATATTTATTACTGAATTAACAATTAAACAATTAACAATTACTTAATAGGAGACACAAAATGGATATTAACGCAATCAAAAAAAGGTTAAACCAGTTACAATCAACCAACACGAGAACTTCAAATCTTTGGAAACCGCAACCAGGAAAACAACAAGTTAGAGTAGTTCCTTACAAATTCAATCCAGATACACCATTTATAGAGTTATTTTTTCACTATAATTTAGGTGGTAAGAACTATCTTTCACCAATCAGTTTCGGTAGACCAGACCCGATTGAAGAATTTTCACAAAGACTAAAAACAACCGGTAGTAAAGATGACTACAATCTTGGTAGAAAATTAGAAGCCAAGATGAGAACTTTTGCACCTGTTATTGTTCGTGGTGAAGAATCTGAAGGAGTTAAGTTTTGGGGATTTGGAAAGACAGTTTATCAAGAACTTCTTTCAATCATA